TTTTATTTGACAAATCCAGAAAACTATACTATATTTACATAACAATTTAAAAAATAAAAAACATGATGAGTTCATTAGACGCCGTATTGGCACAGTACGAAAAAGCACAACAAGGGGGCGGGGCCCAAAACAAAATGTCACAAGACGAAAGAATGAAAAAGTATTTCGCTTGTATTCTTAGTGACAAAGAGAAATCAGGACAACGTAGAGTACGTATTTTACCTACATCAGATGGTTCTTCACCATTCAAAGAAGCATGGTACCACGAAATCCAAGTAGGTGGACAATGGCAAAAATTCTATGACCCAGGAAAGAATGACAATGAGCGTTCTCCTTTAAATGAGGTTTATGAAGAATTAATGTCAACAGGTAAAGAATCTGATAAAGAATTAGCAAAACAATACAAGTCTCGTAAATTCTACATCGTTAAGGTGATTGATAGAGACCACGAAGAAGACGGTGTTAAATTTTGGAGATTTAAACACAACTATAAGAATGATGGTATCTTGGATAAAATCATTCCAATTTGGAGAAACAAAGGTGACATTACTGACCCTGAAAAAGGACGTGACCTTATCATTGAATTAACAAAATCTAAAACACCTGCAGGTAAAGAATATACAAGTATTTCTACAATTATGTATGACGACCCAACAGCAATACACGAAGAAAAGGTTCAAGGTAATTCTTGGATTAATGACGAGTTGACTTGGTTGGATGTATATTCTAAAAAACCTGTTGACTATCTTGAAGCAATCGCTCGTGGAGAAACACCAAAATGGGATAGTGATAAAGGTGGTTATGTATATGGTAACGACACCGAATCTACAACATCTATGGGTGGAGCTAAAAAGGCTGAAACAAAAGCGCCTATTGTTGACCCTCAAGCGAATGACGAGGTTGACGGAGATTTACCTTTCTAATAAAACAAAACACATCATGTATGGTATCTTGTATGGTACCATACATGATTTAATTTATATCACACATGGCAATAAAGAAAAACGATTTTAGTTCAGTTAAGAAGAAATTCTCAACTTCTGCAAAATACAAGCCCCAAAGATTTTTTGACTTAGGACAAGATTTCTTAGATGCGGTTGGATTACCTGGCCCCGCAATCGGACATTTAAATATGTTCTTGGGTCACTCAGATACAGGAAAAACTACAGCGTTAGTTAAAACTGCCGTTGATGCTCAGAAGAAAGGTATTTTACCTGTATTCATTATTACAGAACAGAAATGGTCTTTTGAACACGCAAAACTTATGGGATTTGATTGTGAAGAAGTTGTTGACGAATCAACAGGTGAATTGGATTGGGATGGTTTTTACATCTTCAATAACAATTTCAACTACATTGAGCAAATCACCGACTACATCAATAGTTTGTTGGATGCGCAAGAAAAAGGTGAGTTGGATTATAGTTTATTATTCTTATGGGATTCTGTAGGTTCAGTTCCTTGTAAGATGACCTTTGAAGGTAAAGGGGGTAAACAACACAACGCATCTACACTTGCAGACAAAATTGGTATGGGTATCAACCAACGTATTTCAGGTTCTCGTAAATCTGATTCAAAATATGAAAACACATTGGTTATTGTTAATCAACCTTGGGTTGAATTACCTGACAATCCATTTGGTCAACCAAAAATTAAAGCTAAGGGTGGTGAGGCCATTTGGTTAAACTCATCGTTGGTATTTTTATTTGGTAATCAAAAAGGTGCGGGAACAAACAAGATTACCGCAACCAAAGACAAGAGAAGTGTTAAGTTTGCAATTAGAACAAAAGTTTCTGTTATGAAAAACCACATCAATGGATTGGGTTATGAAGATGGAAAGATAATTGTAACACCACACGGGTTCTTAGCAGGAAAAGAAGCTGCAGAAGAAAAGATATCAATTGAGGTTTACAAAAAAGAATATGCCGACTATTGGAAAAATATTCTTGGAGTTGCATCTTTAGATTTTGATTTAAAAGAAGAAAAAGAGGATTAGTATATTGTTTCACATTATAAATCACAAACGTGATTAAAACATTATTAGTAGACGGAGATAATTTATTTAAGATAGGATTCCACGGAGCAAAGGACGTGTTTAACGACGGAGCTCATGTGGGCGGAGTATTTCACTTTGTGAGTGTACTCCGCAAATTCCTTGACGAACACAACCATGATAAAGTTGTTGTGTTTTGGGATGGTGATTCTAATTCATCCATCAGAAAATCCATATACCCCCAATATAAAGCAAACAGACGACAAGATGATATGAATGAATACAAGTACGAATCGTATTTGTATCAGAAGTCTCGAATCAAACAATATCTTGAAGAGATATTTGTAAGACAGGTCGAAATACATGACAATGAAGCGGATGACCTTATTGCTTATTATTGTAAGATATCTAAAGACGAAAAAATTATTATTTTTTCTGCAGATAAGGACCTTACACAGCTTATCTCAGCGGATGTGACAATCTACTCACCTATCACAAAACAATACTTTAAAAACGGAGATATGATATCTCTGAACAAAGTAGACATACCTCACTACAATGTATTATTAACAAAGATATTCACGGGTGACAAATCCGATAATATCGATGGAATCCAAGGACTTGGAGAAAAAACTTTAGTTAAATTTTTCCCTCAGGTGCAGGAAAAACCTTGTACTGTAGAAGAAATCTTGGATTATGCACGAAATCTCATACAAAATAAACCTTCAAAAACATTTACAAATCTTTTGACAGGTAAAACAAAATCAACTATACTTGGTGAAGAGTTTTACACAAGAAACAAAAAGATAGTTGACCTTACAAACCCTTTAATTACTGACGATGGAAAAGAATTGGTGGAACAGATTTTAACCGACACGATAGACCCTACAGATAGGGGTTACAAAAACTTAATGAGAATGATGATGGAAGATGGTCTTTTTAAATATCTACCCAAGAATGACGAAGCTTGGGTCAACTTCCTCAAACCATTTATGAAATTAACAAGAAAAGAAAAAAGAAACATAACAAACAAAAATTAAATTATGAAAGAGCAAGACAGCACTAAAATGGAATTCCTATTGACGTTGAATGACAACATCGTAGTTCAGAGATTCTTTAACGTTAGAGGGTTCAATCCTGAGGCAAAAAACTCAGTGGAATTGTATTACTTTATGAGACAATTGAAAGAAGAACTTCAGTATCATTTAAAGATGAAAACAATTATCTATATGATTGATAATAAAGATGCAATTGTTAATGACCCCGCAATTCTCGACACTTCATTTACTGAAGGTAGTGAACAATTCAATCTTTATGTTAGAATTGGAGAACAGACAATTTGTCATAGATATTTTGACGGAAAATTATTTCCACCGAAAGTTCGTTATACCGTTGACGTACGACCATTTTTGAAAGACGTTCTCCGTGAACTAACTGACATTTTTTCAGAACAAAAATTAAGTTTTGAATATTTGGGCGTTGACTTAAACAATTAAATATTTAATAAAACAGGGGATTACAAAAACGATATATGAACAAGAATTTTGATTACTTAGGGAATACTTTCCAGATACAACTTTTAAACCAACTTATTGTAGATAAAGAATTTTCAACATCAATTATGGATGTTATTGAAAGTGTTTATTTTGACAATAAGTACTTTAAAATTATCTTGCAAATGACAAAGGAGTATCACTCAAAATATCATTCTACCCCTAACTTTGATACTCTTGAACAAATAGTAAAATCTGAAATTTCACAAGAGTTAGTCGCCAAAATCGTTCTTGACACTATCAAACAAGTAAAAGACGCACCATTTGAAGGAACACAGTTTGTTCAAGAAAAGGCATTGAAGTTTTGTAAACAACAAGAACTTCAGAAGGCTATGGATAAAGCGCAAAAGATTATTACTGAAGGAGACTTTGAATCTTATGACAAAGTTGAGAGTTTGGTTCGTGAAGCGCTTCAAGTTGGTGAGAGAGAGACAGGTATGACCGACATTTTTTCTAACCTTGACACCGTACTTGATGAGGATTTCCGTCATCCAATACCAATAGGTATACCAGGTATTGACAGATTACTTAAAGGAGGTTTGGCAAAAGGAGAAATTGGCGTTATCTTAGCACCCACAGGTGTCGGTAAAACAACTATCCTAACCAAAATTGCGAACACAGCGTTTAATCTTGGATACAATGTACTTCAGATATTTTTTGAAGACAATCCAAAGATAGTACAACGTAAACACTTTACACTTTGGACGGGT